CTTACGACGAGCAGGAGGTCGAGTGATGTACGGCGTGTACAGTCCCAACATCGGCAGCGACTCGATCGTGGCGTGCGAGACCGAGGCGGACGTCCTCACGCTGCTCAACATGCTGGACGACCGGCGCACGATCGAGCCGGGTGAGCTGGTCGTCCGTGACGAGGTGGGCTTCGAGCACGACGCCGAAGAGTGGCTGGCAATGACGGAATGAATGTCACTCACTGGATCAAGGTGTGGAAGATCCGCATTAGGCTAAGCGTGCGGAAGCCGCACATCATCGCGACCTGGAGGAGCTGAGCCTGTCTGCCACAGATCTAGTAGAAAGGTATCTATGGGAGTGGAGTCGAGCTGGTTCAAGATAACCGGCCTCGCAGCAGTGATGGTGCAGATCAAACAGACAGGAGATCAGATCATGACAGCGCTCGAAGACATCCAGGTGCAGATCGGACAGATCAACACCGCGACCAACGACATCGCCGACGACATCAAGGGCCTCAAGCAGCAGCTCGACGAGGCGATCACCTCGGGCGACGTCGAAGCGCAGGTGGAAGAGAAGCTGCGGGTAGTGAGCGACGCACTCGCGCCGATCGTCACCCGACTGGAGGACGTGGCCAGTCAGACCGACACCACGCAGGGCGACCACGTGGACAACACGTTGCCCGAGCCGGAAACCCCGACCCGCTAGGAGTCCGGGCACATACACCCGGATAGTCCCCCGTCTGGTAGCGCTGCTGACGTGCGGGATGCAGTGAAGCCCTCCGGATCCCCTCCGCCGGGGGGCTGATCTGTATACCCTTTTGGGCATGCGCGCGCACCCCTGGCTGGGCTAGGCGTGCCAAATGCACTGGTAGCCACGAGTCTTCGCCTGGTGACAGTTGGGGCACAGCAGCTGGTAAACGTCGGGCAGGTATTCGTCCCGCGCCTCCAGCCAGGATCGAGTAGCGCTGCGGCCCTCGTAACCCGGCTTCCCTTCGATGTGGTCTAGCTCCAGGATCCGGCCATCCGTGACTGGGCAACCCGGGCAGTTACACCGGGGTCCGTACATTTGGAGGACCGTAGCGCGTCGCTTTGCGTGAGCCCGCTGATTGACCGCACTTCGGCACTGGTAACAATCGAGGCTGCGCTGGGAGCTGTGGGGGCACACACTACAGTGTACCACACCCAGGGTGACGCGGTAGTGAGGGTGGACGGGGGCTTGCGCTGCGGTCAAATCCCGTGCTAGAATGGGGGTGTGGCGGACTACGCGGAGCCTCCTAATCCCGAAAACCCCAAGCGTGAGCTTGAGCTAATGTCGCAGGTCGAAGCTGAGAAGCAGGCCCTGGGACTACGGCTTGCGCACTGGAGCTACCGCGACATCGCGGACATCCAGATGGTTAGTATCCCCACGGTAAGGGCACGCATCCGGCGCGCGATCCAGGCCGGGATCCCCAAGGAGACGCGCGATCAGGCCAGGCGCCTGGAGTGCGAGCGCATCGACGCAATGCAGCGCTTCAACCAGATGGTGATCGAGTCCCCCAGCACCACGCTTCCCGAGAAGATGACAGCGCAAGCCATGTGGATTCGGAACATGGAGGCGCGAGCCAAGCTCCTGGGCCTGAACGTCCCGGTCGAGCTGGAAGTCAAGTACTCCGGCGCACTCGACGTCGAGATCGAGGCGCTCATGGCGACGTTCCACGCCCAGGCCGAATTCATCGAGGCCGAGGGGGCCGATTCGCTCGAATGAGTGAGGACCGGGGCGCTTGGAGGGAAGGCTACGGCCCTGCCTCCGGTGAGTGGCGCACCTGGGATCCCGAGCGTAAGGCCTATTTGAAGGACCAGCTAGAGCGCGCGCTGGAGAAGCGGCGCACCACCTGGCGCTGCGAAAAGCCATTCTGCGACGGGCGTCCGCACGGCGTCTACGTGATGCCGCACGCCCGTTGGCAACAGCTTCCCCCACCCGACTTACCCCGGACCGTGCGTGATCCGCGTCAGGCACAGCCGGTGACCGTCACTCTTCCATGGTTAGAGTGGCTGATCATGGCGGGGCGCGGGTGGGGGAAGACCCGTACCGGAGCCGAGTTCATTCGCGAGATGGTAGCGAAGATCGGCCGAACGGGTCGAGGTGCCCTGATCGGACGCACCGCAGCCGACGTGCGCGACGTCATGATCGAGGGCGAGTCGGGCATCCTGCGCTGCTTCCCAAGCTGGGAGCGTCCCAAATACGAGCCGAGCAAGCGGCGAATCGTTTTCCACAACGGGGCGGTCGCCTACGCTTACAGCTCGGAGAAGCCGGACCAGCTCCGAGGTCCGCAGCACCACTTCGCGTGGATCGACGAGATGGCGACCTTCTACAACCTGGAAGACGTGATCTCGAACTACCGGCTCGGGTTGCGACTCGGGCTGGATCCGCGCTGCGTGATCACCACGACCCCCCGCTCCCGCAAAGAAATTCGCGATCTGCGCTACTCCCCGACCACGATCATCACCGCTGGTCGGACGTACGACAACCTGCAGAACCTGTCGCCCGTCTTCAAGGACGTCGTTATCCGCAAGTACGAGGGTACGCGCCTAGGGCGACAGGAGCTAGAGGGTGAGTTCCTAGACGAGGTTGAGGGCGCGCTCTGGACGATCGCCCTGCTCGACGAGCACCGTGCCGAGCTGACCATGGTCGACCCGTTCCTCAACCAGATGGAAATCGTAGTCGCCATCGATCCTGCGGTGACTTACGGTGGTGACGAGACGGGAATTGTGGTGTGCGGCCGTCTCGATCACGAAGGTTTCGTACTGGCCGACTTGAGCGGCCACTATTCCCCGCACGGTTGGGCTCAAACCGCAATTCAAGCTGCATCTGCCTGGGGCGCAAGCTACATCGTTGCCGAAACAAACAACGGCGGCGAGATGGTCCGCGCCACTCTCGAATCTTTGCGTCTGCCGCGAGGAGTGAGATTCAAGCCCGTCACCGCGAGTCGAGGAAAGAGACTGCGGGCCGAGCCGGTCAGTACCCTGTACGAACAGGGCCTGTGTCACCACGTTGGGATCCACCACGAGCTGGAGGATCAAATGACCACGTGGACACCGGAAGACCGGATGTCGCCCGACCGTCTCGACGCACTGGTGTGGGGCATGTCTCACCTATTCTTCCGGAGGCGTGGGATGGCGGATGTCGCCTAACAATAGCTCCCCGTTTGAGCCCGGGGGAGGCTGGGTCGGCGCGTTCATAGGCGCGGCAAGCCTGATGGCAGACCAGGCAAGACGTAGCTGGGCGCGTCGACTCATGCCGCGAGACGTAGAGACCCGCAGCACACCGAACCCTCCGGTCACCGGGAGTACTGGAATCCAGGTGACAATGGGTCCAGATGGCCTGTACCAATGGCTCGCCGAGGGCGATCCTGCGGACTGGCGCCATTCGGCGGTTGCGTACCGCTGCATCGTGGCGATTGCGTCGAACGCGGCGACCTGTCCGCTGGAGATCCTCAACGACAACGAGGAGCCAGTCGAGGATGAGATCGTCCGACTCTGGAATCACGCCCCAAACGGCTACATGTCCGCTCGCGTGCTTCGCGAGATTGCGTGGCTGCGCCTGGAAACTAAGGGCCAATGCTTCATCTATATGGATCGAGGCAACACCGGAATCGGACCCGTCTCCGGTCTGCACATCCTCGACTCTTCTTGGGGAGTGGAGCCTGTCGTCGATGATACAGGACCTGAGGGACTAGAGGTCCTGGTCGGTTACCGGATTCACGGCAACAGCGGTAAGTCCGGTTACCTGCTGCCCGATGAGATGCTCTGGCTGCGCTACCCCGACCCCGACGACATCTGGGGTTGCCTGCCTCCGTTAAAGGCCGCTAACTTCGCGCTAGAGCTGGACGACTACGCACGTCGATTCCAGACCGCGACCATGGCGCGCGGCGGCACCCCGGCCGGTGTGGTGTTCCTGGGCGACGTCGACGAGGAGACTCACCGACAAGTGCGCGCCGATCTGGCCGCACGACACGAGCGTCCCGAGGACGCCGGTCGACACCTGGTGCTGAGTGGACCAGTTCAGTCGAAGTACGACCGGATCTCCCTCACGGCCGAGGAAGTCAGCTACCTCGACACTCGAATCAAGACGGCCGAGGAAGTCATGATCGCGTTTGGGATTCCGCGCGATTACCTGATGGGTGGCGTCACCTACGAGAACCGGCAGGCGAGCCGGGCCACGCTCTGGTCCGATACCATCCTGCCCAAGCTACAGACCGTCGCGTCGGAAATCGACCTGCAGGCGGTCCCCGATCCCACTCAGACCGCTCAATTCGACACCAGCGATGTGGAGGCACTGCAAGAGTCGGAAGACCAGCGAGTGACGCGAACGGTGTCGCTGGTCAATGCCGACATCATTACGATCGACGAAGCAAGGGCAGAGATCGACCTCGAACCTCTGCCCAATGGCGTGGGCGTCCTTACCCAGACCCCGTATCGACGGCAAAGCGCCAAACCTGCGACTCCACCCGGACCCGTACCGGAACCGCTAAAAGACTTTGTTCCGGATCCCGAGCAGGTGGACGCTAACAAGGACGAACCGCTGCCGATTGGATCTGCCCCGTGAAGCTCGTGATCCCAGCCAACCCGATGACTGCCAATCGGGAAGGCACGGCCATTATCCTTCGAGACGGACCGCTCGACGGTCAGACCGGCGAACACATCGG